CCGTTTTCATCCATGCCCTCTAACTCAATTGCTCCTATTTCTAGGTAGTGTGCTAACTTCATGTCTGCATCCATATCGTCTTCATTCATAAGATAATTATACCTTTTCTCGTGCAACAGGTAGGACTTGAACCTACGAATAACCGAATTATGAGTTCGGGGCCTTAACCAACTTGGCTACTGTTGCCAAGTATCTATTGTAACGTTCCGTCTTCATTTTTGTCAATAGTAGTCTCGACTAGTTGCTGAACGTAATCAGAAAAATGTTTTCTAATATTTCCAGATGGTCTTACTCCCATTGTCTTCCAGATTCTTTTATACTCAACCACATTTGCAAAAGTGGTAGGGCATAGCATTAATCCGTTATACTCTTTTAAAGTTGTTGGCAGCGGAACATGTTTGCCACAACACTTACATTCTTTAGCTTGCTCTTGGTATATGCTCATATCGTCGTCATTCCTTCTATTGCTGAAGCCAAATCGTTTGGCATTTTTGGCGCTCTAATTAAATTAATCGATTCATCTGCGTTATGTCCAAAATCATTATCAAATGACATTGATTCATATGTGTGAATTCTTATTTCGTTATCTGCTTTTATTCTAGATCTACTAATTGAATTAAATATAGATCCACATACAGCATCTGCAAGGTCCTTTGAACCCTTTCTTGGGTGGTCTACCTTGTCTCTCATAATTTTTAATTGTAACAATTCGTCTACCAATAAAGGTATGTGTGGCCCATTCAATCTTTCTTCTGCTACAACCATAGCCATATCATCGTAATGCTTCTTAGCAACAGATAGAATTTCTGTATTAATTCCATACGATCTCAGCTGTTGCATCATGTCATGAGAGTTCCAGCGGTCAAACGTGCATACTCTAATATTAAATCCACGAGTCTTTAAAGACAATATGTAATCCTTAACCTCTGTGAAGTCAACTGATTTATCTGGAGTCGGAGTCCAATACCTTACTGCATCAACGCTTACAATTGGTGCTGGTTGAGAATATTCATTTGTAACTCTTATGTTAACCCATCTATCAACATGTGCCATTGCAACGGCACAGTGGTCATGCTTTTGAGCTAAGTCAACGTGCAGGAAATATTCTTTTTCTGGATCTGGCTGGAACCATTCTTCAAGTCTACCAAACTTATCTACTGCCATAGCTGCATTATTAAAAGCCTTCTCAACTTTTTCACGAGACTTAAAGAACGCATCAATCATCTCTGGTGGCATACAGGCAAAACGACCAAGGGCATCTTGCATATTCTTATAAAACTCTACCTTGTAATCTTCAATCTTTTTGGTTGGGTTTACTTCCCATGACGGTCTCTTCAAAGCATATGTCTTAGGAATTGCATATGAAATAATGTGGTCTTCTTCCCACTCTACTGTGACTTCATTTCCTTCTATTCCGTCTGGAAGATCTTCGTCCATTTTTAAAGTTTCGCTTCTAACGATAACCTCTTTTTGTGAAATAACTGACTCATAAAACTTTTGAATTGGATCATTTTTAAATCTTGGAAAAGAAAGAAGAATGATCTTTCCGAAGTCTGGGAAACGAGATATAACAGATCCACGATACATATCATAGATAGCATCAGCTGTCTTAGCCTGATCATGTCCAGATGTGCTTTCAATAGCAAAGCCTGAGATTTCATCAAGGATAACAGTGATTACGTTATAACCTTCCCATGCTTCACGCTCAGAGTGACCTGAATGAACAGTAATATTTTTATCAAACTTCATTTCGGAAGCCTTTGATTCATACTTACCAGAAAACCATGGAGACCTATCGATTCTTGTTTTGAATCCTTTAAAGAAAACGTTGTTTGCCTGCTGTGCGTTAATAGCAATATTTAGAATATCAATCGAGTCTCCAGGAGGCTTACCGTAATATGTTGCTGGATCCTTTAAACATAGCAGCAAATACACTTGATACGCCACAGAAATTGTAGCAGTGTAGTCTTTACCAGATCCTTTACCCAACTGAGCAATAATTTCATTACACGTCTGCTTAAACATACGCTTGCCTTCATCTTCTCCAAATAACTTGATGAGAGTTGATTCTTTATAAATTTGAGATGACTTTTCAATTAAAGTATATTGATAGTCCGATAAAGGTGGAAGTCCTAGGTAATCTTGGCTTGTAACAAACGTGCGAAGATCGACTGGACGCTCTTCAAATTCTTCTCCGTCAAGTATGTCGATGATATCATTAAAACTAAATTCCACTTGCTTCCTCTACCACAACTGCTTCAATAATCCCAGTGATTTGTGACAGACGCTTAGCAACTTCCAACTTACATTTAGGACACGATGCAGTTACATCTTTAAGAATCTTAACAAGGACTTCCTGCTTACGTTCTGTTTCTGCAATTTGTGTTGCTATCTCAGCATTATCAAGTAGGCCTACCTGCTGTAGCATACCGATTCTTTTAGTCTCAATGTCTGCTATAAGTTTTAAAGCATTAGACTTAACATTAAGTTGACCAGATTGATCTGCATCTTCTACAGTCTTCCAGGCCTCTTTGATGAGCATTGCATAGTGTTGGTCTGCTCCAGAGATGGCTTCTTTAGCTCTTTCTCTAGAAGCAGTATCATTATGAACTACAGACTTCCATTCGCCAATTAACTCAACAACCTCTGCTCTTTTAAATCCAGTCAGGGTTGCGATTTGTGTGGGGTTATTACCCTTAAGGAGTTCTTCAACTACCTTATTCATGCGATCATAATGATCTGCTAGTTCGATTTCCATATAATTACATTATACTTCTAGTCGACTGAAATAGCAAGTTTCTTAGCGATTTTAAGTAAGATTAAATAACCAATCATATCGTCAATATCATTGTCTCCTGCAAAGCCTGAGCCATTCTTAATACGATTTATCTTATCATCAATACGAATTTTAATTTGCTCTTGATTGTCCGCTTGAGAGAATATACGGATAGGACTTAATGCTGAGTCTCCATATGAAATATTTTTATTAATAAGCATCTCTGCAATTTCAAGACACTCTCTAATTATCCTAGAGCCTGAAGGTGCATCTGTTGCTATTAGTTGTAGATCTGTTATCCATTGCTGATAACCTTTGTCTTTTTCTGGATACCCCGCCATTATCTAGTTCCTTTCACCATTGGATCTTCAATCCATTGCACATAATTACCGTCATCCCATTTTTGGCTTCCGTAAATATGCTTTACAGATTCAAAATGGAAGATTCTCCACTGCTCTTTGCCGTAACAGTGGAACTTATATAGTCTAGCATTATCAGACGAGTTTAACAAGTCTGAGTCTTCTACTAAATTTTTTACTGTAACTTCTAAAGCTTTATTGATTCCTTCTGTCCATATTGCAGGGCCAGTATGAGTATGAACAAAATGTGGTGATCCATATTCTGGATTCAATAGTCTTTGTTTAATTAAATCTAAAACTGATTTTAATATTGGGTGCCCAGCAGTTGCAGCAAAAGTCCACTGGCAAAAATGATGGCTAGTTTCTGGACATACAATAAATTCTTTATCTTCTAGCATCCAAGTAGATATGGGAATGAGGCATTCTGTGTCTAAATCTGCATATACTCCACCATACTTATAAACAATCATGTATCTCCATAGGTCTCCACGCATAACACCAACTGGTAGATTCACAAATATGTCATACCATTCTTGACCATACTCTGCTTTAATAAACTCCGCAGCTTGCGTATCATCCATATACTTTAATTCATACTCTGGATTAAAATCCTTCCAGGTTTGAACTGCATCCTTCATATATGGTGCCAGAGAGTCGTATGGTTCTTTATATGTCTGCCAAATTATTTTAGGAATTGTCATTATTAAACTCCGCAATAAATGTTCCAGTCACCTCAAACTCCTTGTGCTCTGTAATACCTTTAAACTTTTCTAGGACTCTTTCAATAGTCCAGTCTTCTTCTACATGGATTTCATACGGATTGCCATTAATAGCATCCTGATGATAATGAATGATTGGTATTGATATCATTGCGTATTTGGCTTGCTTAGAAATTCTTTCCCATAAAGCCACAGCATCTGATTCTGACATATGCTCAAGGATATCTCCAAGGATTACAAGATCATATTTGAAATCTACCATGTCTCTGACATCCATTGCAAACAACTTATCGTATCTATTTAATAGATCAAACTGGTCTATGTATGGTTGCCATACTTCTACGGCGTTTACTACTACTTCAGGCCCTAACCCGTCTCTAATTAAATTTAGATAGGTTCCTTGGCCAGCTCCCACATCTAATACAGTTGTTGGGTGTAACTCAATTATTTTTTGCTGGGCCCATGGCTTATTTTCTGGATTAGAGTATCCCATTTATTACTTCTCTTTTCTGTGTAGTTTGAAATGTTGATTCCGTTTGCAATAATGTGCAGGGGAATTCAGATGATGGCTTTATAGTATAAACTCAAATTATAAGAATAATTAATCATTTTTTGAGCAGCGTCTTTTGTAATAACATAACATAAACAAGACCAGTCTTGATACGACTTGCATATATCTTCAGCCCCTATGTTATGTGCTTGATTATATTTTCCAAACTGATCTGCTGGTGAGAATGCATGGAATATTTCCCATCCATCTGGAAGCTGTGACATATAGTTAATTATCATGTCCATCATTCCATCTGAATAAGTAATGTCATCTTCCATTAAAATAAGATAATCAGCATCAGAATTTAAAAAATTATGCCATGCCGTCCAGTTACTTGCCCATATACCAATTTCTCCAAACCTCCAACCTTGTTCGCCATCAATGTTATAACCATTTGGATCTGGCACAAATTCTGGATTATCTTTTAAGAATGCATCGTAGTCTTCCTGACAGGATATTTTAATTGTAGGTGTAATTAAAAGCTTTGAATAAGAATATAGATAATCATTAATTGATTTAACTAGCTCTGATCTAATATCATTGCCTTCTATATGGAATACTTTATGTGTAAACTTCATCTACGTTTAATTAAGCCAAACTGCTCTAGGTATCTTTGTATGGTCATAGCAGATACATTACATTCTTTTGCTATCTCTGGAATACTTTTCTTTTGAACAGCATACCTGCGAAACAGCCACTCTTTACTTTGATATAGTTTCATCGCTCTGTTAAAACCCCGTTAGCATAATGTGCAATACCGAAGCTATCAGCAACATCGAAGTCATCAATTTTAAGTCCATATCTTTCGTTAAAATAATCTACAGTTCTTTGCTTACGCATATTGCGTATCTGATTCTTATACCAAGAGTCTGCGTATCCTGGGCTCTTTAGTCTTATGGCTTCTTTTTCCGCCTTTGTTGGATTTTTGTTTCCAATATGAGCTTGCCAAGCGGTAGGAGAAATAGTGATAACCTTAGCTCCAGTAGACATAAGCTCAGCAATAACAACGCCATATACATATGATAATTTTATCACAGCATCTGGGGATCTGACAAGGATGGCTCCCTCTACTACAATGTAATCAGACTTTAGTTCATCCAGCATAACAGCCATTTTCTTTTTGGCATCGTATATCTTTTCGTAAATGTCTGATCCAGTAAATTCTATCTTACCCCATTTCAAAGGCTTGTCACCTTCCATCAAACAAAATGCTACTGAATTTGTAGACGCATCTATGCCAAGAACTCTGTTGGCTTTAGTCTTTATCAGTTCCGCTAACTTCATTAATCATCCCTAATAGTTTGCCTCTGTTGGTAACATTTACCTTTTTCTCACAGGTTGAGCATAGATTGCCTTGATTATATCTACTTAATTTAGTTTTACATTTAGAGCATTGTCTAAATGCACCATTTCTAATTGCCTTCTTCTCATAATACTTTTCCATAATTCTGCGATTAGTTGCAACACGGCAACATTCGTCAGAACAATATTTTTGATTATGTGTTTTTGGCTCAAAGTCTTTGCTACATTCTTTATTAGAACATATCATATCTTTGGAACCTCAAAGAGCTCTATCTGAACTGTGCCTAGTGGTGTCTCTTTGCTGTAACATTCCTTCTTAACTGGGCAATAGGTGCATGGCATCTTAGACTTTGTTGACCCAGCTGGTCTCATTGGAAGATCTCCATCTTGGAAGTTATCCCAAACTTCTTGCATCCAAAGAAATGCATCTTCAATAATCTTCTTATTCTTATCATTCATTGATACTGGAATAATTAAAATCTCTTGGGTGTTCTTATTCTCATAAAGAAAGAATCCCTCTTTAGCATTCTTAAGCTTCATATATGTTAATAGCTGAAGCATATGGTTAGCAGATGACTTCATCTCTGATTGACGAGTATCCCAAACTTCTTGCTTTGCCGTCTTAATTTCTCCAATAACAGTCTCTCCATCATACTCCATAATCAAGTCAATGAAACCACGAATGGGAGGATACTCGTTAATGATTTCTTCTTCTTCTGCTCTCCACTCTGGCATTGTTTTAATTAAATTTTGTAGTCTTTCATGAGCTTGAGTTCCTTGTGCCATATTAGCAACTGCAACCGCATCGTTGTCATCAATAAACATTGCTCCACTAAATGCCATATACCAATATCTTGGGCAGGTTCCATGACCATATCCAATAGAACTTGGGCTAAATGACTTCTTTGTCATCTCTCCATCTGCCCTTTTAGTATTTCTATATGACTCGTCAAGCAATTGTGCGAAGCGTTCTGGATCGAAAAACTTACCAGAATGTTTCTTAAACTTGAGGTTCTTTACAATATCTCTACCCATTATGAGTTATACCTAACGACATACTTAAGTGCATCTACAAGTTTGTCTATGGACTCCTTCACAGAATAATACACGTTCTTTTTATTATTGTTTGCGGTTCCAGCTTTATCTTTTGCAATGGTTGAATAGTATGATGCCATTACAGCAAACTTAGTTGACATAGCTTGTAGCTCCATAATTAAATGAGGGGCCTTAGCTGAAGGCACATCAGGATTCATTAATAATTTTACCACAATCGCCAAAGTCCTGTCTAAATGCTCATCATTCATAAACTCATGGAGATCATTGAACTCTGTAATATCGCTTATTAGTTCAAGTGTATTCTTATCACTCATGATTGTCCTCCCAAAACTGGATCAACTCTTCTAGAACTGCCCATTCAATAATTCCAAGTCGAACCTTGGAATCCTGACCTATAATAATTTTAAGTGCTGGATGCATATCTCTATTTACTTTAAATGTATCTGTGCATATCTTTGCCCAGTTATCTTTATTTAATGTAAAAGATTTACCTGCTTCTTTGTAATCAACAAGGAATTGCTTCCACTGTGCATCGCCCTTTTGATAGTCCCCTCGCCCAGAATTTTTCTGAGCTTTTGCACCATCTCTTTTAACTTCAGATCTTTCTGACATTAGCTAACCTTAAATATTGTCTCATGCCCCTTAGAGCATCTCCAAGACATAACTAGGTCAATTGGATCCCAAAATGCACCCTTAACATCTTCATCACATTTCGAACATGGTCTTACGCCATGAAGCTCTTCTATTTCGTATGACTTTTTTTCAACAGGCTTATCAAAAAAATCATTAAAGTTTGGCATTTATTTCTCCGATTAAGCTGTCTACAACATCTGGATTTTCCCTTAAATATGCTACAGCCTTTGCACGTCCTTGAAAACGTTCTCCATTTACTGTATACCATGCGCCACCCTTTTCTACTACGCCACACATTTCTGCAACGTCTAAAGTTTCTCCAACCTTATCTACTCCAAGGCTATCGCCCTGATAATAAAAATCATACTGCCCAGATAGATTTGGTGGTCCCAACTTATTATAATCAATAATCCAGTTTACTGGTCTACCAACTCTCTGTTCGATGATCTTATCTCCCACTTTAATGCCAGCCTTAATAGCATTAGCCTCAGCTTCGCTAGACCAAAGCTTGATGACTGTAGACGAGAAAAATTTAACCGCCATGCCACCCGTTGGAATATGACTTGCATGCATACTGCCAAATTGATTGCGTTGCTGAGAAATAAGAACAAGAAGTGTGTTCTTGTTTGCATAATTGAGCATCTTAACTGCATGTGTCATGTCCTTTGCTTCTGCACCGATTTGCTTAGTGTCTTGCAAATCTTTTAATTCATTTCCATCTTTTTCAAAATAGATGGCTGGTAGTAACGCTGAAATTGAATCAACAACAATAACGTCTACTCCTGCCTCCATTAGTTTTGTAGATACATCCACCATATCATTTACTGTCTTAACCTTAGAGTGGATAAGAGCGGCTGAATCTACGCCTAAAGACTCAGCCCAAGTTTGATCATACGAATCTTCTGCATCAATCCATGCACAGGTCTTTCCGTCTTTTTGGGCTAACGCAATCATTTGTAAACAGAAAGAAGATTTACCAGCAGACTTATTGCCCCAAACTAAAGTTTGTCTTCCATATCCAAGGCCACCTTTTAGGGCCATGTTAAGTCCAATGCTTGGTGTTTGCTGCTTAAAGACTTGAACATTTTGTGCTGATTGAACTCGTGCTCTTGTCTTTGGGTCTAGCTTAGCTAATATATCATCTAATACAATTTTCATTATTTATCTTTCTTCTCTCTGTTAGTATATCATTAAAATAAATTGCCGTGAAGTCTTGGACGTTCTTTATTTATATCCATTTTCTTTTGTAAGACTTCATCTAAACTATGTAGAACAGCCTCTTCATTTCTCATGGCTGCATATATATCAAGTAGTCGAATGATGACGTCTGCCATCTCTTCTACAATATATTCGCTACCCTTAGACTTTCTAATTGCTTCTAATACTTCAGTAACTTCTGAATGCACTAAAGCTAATTTATTTCCAATCTTATCGTGAGAATATTCTCCATCCCAGAATCCCTTTTCTCTAGCAGTTTCATGCAAAACTGCGGAGAGGGCATCTAGTCCATACTCAGTCGTCATTTGAAACGAGTCCATCTTCTGCCTTACCTCTTAAACTAATTTTAAATACGAGATCTTTATCGTCGTATTCTATTACCAACTCTTTGTCATCTTTACCAGCATCCATAAACCGTAGTGTTGGAATTGTAAGCTGACCATACTCTTCTAGTATTGCTACTAAAATTTTATTTAAACTCAAAGAAGCAACTATATCTTCGCTCATTTTATTTCCTTAACCATTAATGTTCCATCATCTAATTTAGATAGAACTATCTTACATTTCATTCCTTCTCGCATTTTAGCCAGAGCCATTTTATACATAGTAGAAAATACAATAGCTCTTGTTAGGTTCTTATCCTTGTCAGACAATACTATGTGAGCCATAGTCTTTCCAGCCTTTGTTTTGTAAGGAGTAAAGTTTACCACTACATATTCGTCTTCCGCAAGGTCATACTCTTTTCGATACAAGTAATCAACAAATAAGTCTGTTGAGCTTGGCTTAATGTCTTTTACATTAACGTATCTTGCAATTCTGTTATCTCCGACAAGAATAAAATACATCTGGTTGACTTCAATAGGAGTATCTTCGTGATGGAATAAACCTATGGTTCCAGTCTCATCTACCAACTCTACTCTTGCCCAGCCTTTGCCAGCACCACGCTTAATGTTCTTAACCATACCGAACATTACGAAAGAACCTAGATCATCAAAGTCTTCGATTGGTCTAGCCTGTGCTTTAATTCTAGGAGGAATTGATTCTAAATTAAATGCTGGGATACCAAGATACTCGTAGTAATTTTCTTTTTCATTGCCAGTTCTTGGATTATCTTCAAACGCTGCTCCACCAATTGCATTTAATGCTGCAACCGCTCTACTGTTAATTCCGCTTCCTTTTTTAGAAGCCTTATCAATAAACTCAGTATAGTTTGTAAATGGACGTTGATCAATAATTTTATTGGCAATACTATCTGAAATAAATTTTACCTCAGCTAAACCAAATCTAATTGCATTATCCTGCAATGAGAAATAGAGTTGTGACTCATTAACATGTGGTAAAAGAACCTTGAGCCCTAATCGCTTTGACTCAATTAAATATTCTGTTCTTGCGTCTTTGTCATTTTCGTTTTTAAGAATCGAAAACATGAACTCAAGAGGATAATAGGACTTAAGCCAAGCTGTATAATAACTGAGCATAGAGTAAGCAACAGCATGGGAACGGTTGAAAGAATAACCAGCATGAGCCTCAAAGTCATGCCAAAGCTCTGTCGCCTTTTTCTCAGCAATGTGTTTTGAAGCCCCAGTAATAAATTGATCTTTGAATTGGTCAAATTCTTTTGCATCTTTCTTCTTTCCAATAATCTTGCGGACCTTATCAGCCTCTGACCAAGACATGCCACCTAAGTGGACGCAAGCCTGCATAACCTGCTCTTGATAAATAATAACACCATATGTGTTTTCAGTAAACTCTTTCATAATAGTGTGGCTATAATCTACCGCTTCTCTACCCTGCTTACGGTTAATATATGCTGCACCTACAGTATTCATCGCTCCTGGACGAACCAATGCATTTGATGCAACCAAGTCTTCAAATTTGTCCACGCCCATTTTAATTAAAAGATTAGTATATGGTGTTGCTTCTGCCTGGAACACACCCTTTGTATATCCATCGCTGAGCATCTTATAAACTTTTGGGTCATCTAGAGATAGCTCAGAAAGATTTATATCTTTACCTGTGCGCTTTTTAATTGACTCTAATGTATCTGAAATAACAGATAAAGTCTTGAGTCCAAGGGCATCGAGTTTAATTAATCCGATGTCTGCTACCTGATCCATGTCATATGCAACAACTGGGATTCTTCCAGACACATCATCACTTGCATCCGCTCTTGACTCAACTGGAGCAAACTTACGCAAGTCATCTTTGGCTACAACTACACCTGCAGCATGAACGCCAACTGATCTAATACGACCACGAAGCTTATCTGCTAGCCACTGAACTTCTGGATACTTCATTCTAAATTCTTTTGTATTTGGAGAACTCAAGAAGTCTTCGAAGGTGTCTATCTGCTTTGTTGCACGATTTACTTCCTGCTTCTTCAAATAATCTTTGACCTCTTTACGACGACGGTCTTCAAAGTCTGTATCAATATCTGGGAAGTCATTACGCTCAGGATTAATGAATCGGAAAAATAGAAGATTATATTTGATTGGGTCTACATCCGTAATACCTAATGTATAACAAACTAAAGATCCAGCAGCAGATCCACGACCTGGCCCAACCTTGATATTATTTTCTTTGGCCCAGTTAATCATGTCTGCTACAACTAGGAAATATGAAGCAAAATTCTTAGAGGCAATAATGCCTAACTCTTCTTCGATACGGCCTACATAGACCTCATCAGAGGCCTTCCCAAGCCTCTCTAAGCCCTTTACAGCCATGTCCCTAAGCTTCTCATCAGCATCAGTCTTTGGGACTGGCAGGAGGTCTAGGCCCTGTTGGAAATCATATTCCCCAACCTTAGCCTGAATCTCCATAGTATTATCAAATATGTCTGTTCGATTAATTCCATGAGCCTTAAAATCTGCCTCAATTTCTGAGCGGCTTTGAATAAATAGATTATAGTTCTGGAATGATATTTTACGGTCTGGATAAAGATAATTAAATCTATCATTCATATCCTTAATATTACGTGACATGTCAAAATCTGCATCTTTATCAGCCTTAGGAGATGTAGATAGGATTAGCATTGCTTCTTCTAATACTCTATCTTCTTCTTTAGCAAAGTGGGCATCTCCTGTTGCCACCGCCTTAATTTTAAGTTCGTCAGCAAGTTCCAGAAGCTTTGAATTTATTTCTTGCGGATTGTGAGATTGAACCTCAACATAAAAATCTTGACCGAAAGTTTTTTGAAAATCTTTGAGAACCAACTTAGCCTCAGAAAATTCGCCCCTTTCGATAGCCTTAGAGATAAGCCCATTAAGGCATCCAGACAATACAATAATGCCTTCAGCATATTCCTTAAGAACCTCCCTATCAATACGTGGCTTGTGATAAAAACCTTCATTCCATGCAAGTTCCTGTAATATATTAATATTCTCAAGACCTTTTTTATTTTTAGCTAAAAGAATAATATGATTGTAAGCCTGAATAGACTTATCTGTCTTAGATGAACGATCAAATCTATCTGTAGGAGAAATGTAAGCTTCCACACCAAGTATTGGCTTGATGCCTAGCTTCTTTGCAGCAATTTGCATATCACGATGTGAAGACAATGTTCCATGATCTGTAATTGCAATTGCAGTTTGCCCAGCATCTAATGCAGCCTGACATAACTCTTCAGGTGAGTTAAGCCCGTCCATTAAACTGTAATAGCTATGAACGTGTAAATGTGTAAAACTCAATTTTCCTCCGCCTTATAAAGGGTGGGCCATTGCTGGCCCACCCAACTACTTACCAATCTAGATCGCTGCTTGTAGCAGAATCTTTTGGTGCCTCGCCATTTTGTTCTCCTGCAAAGAAAGCTTCTTGCTCTGCGTAAGGTAGGTCACGCACTGCAGTTTCTTCAAGACTATACAATTCAAGCGCAGAATAATCAAATGCTGATTCATCCTTAGCAAGTGGAATGATTGTGTAGCTTGTGTCTGTCTTTGTTCCAGAACGCTTAATACGCCACATGAGATTTGTGATTGATCCCATTTCGCCTGCGTATTCAATTAGTGTAGGAGTTACAGTCTTTCCACTGGAACCCTGTGAGAGAATTGCTACATAAGGATCTTCCTTGCCGTCATCTACGAGAACGTTAATGTATAGGCGTGAGCGACCCTTCCAGCCCTTCTTATAATCTTTGCGATGCTGTTCACATCCCCAGCATTTACCTTGGTCGTCCATAGAACATAGCGCCTTGCGACGATAGTTTTCTGGATTAGTGTGTTCAACGGCAATAAACCCTAAGCCGTTCTTTTCATTGTAACTTGGTGAATCAGGATCTAATTCCTGTAGAAAACGAATCTTAACGCTTTCTGCATCTTCTAGTTTTACCCAGCGACCCTTTGTTGAATCTGAATCACTGTGACTAGGCTTATCCATTACTTGATTTAGTCCCTTAAGACCTTTAACGATACCCATTTATATCTCCTTAATTTATAGTTGATGGTATAGATCCATCTGTATTTATATTATATCACGAGCTCCAAGATCTGTATTCCAAATCGGATACAGAGTTTTTAATGCAGGCTTTAATTTCTTCATCAGTCATATCACCTACGTCTTTTGCATCATGTGGATATATCTTACCATATTCATACGAAGCCCACAAGATGTCCTTATTGCGTAATTTATTAGCAATGCTTAAGCCTAATGCTCTGCCTGCTTCATCAGCATCAGTCATAATAGTTATCTTATTGAAATATCTATTTAGTATTTGATGTTGCTCATTAGATAAAAACCCGCCTAGAGTTGCAACAACATTTGGAAATCCAGCCTGATATATTCGTATGGCATCAAAGCTGGACTCAACCACAATTATGTGACTACCAATCTTTTTAGCACGATGAACATTAAACATGGTTTTGCTCTTAGGCAAATTTGTGCTGTTTTTAAATCTCTTACCCTCAATTGATCTTCCAACTATTCCAATTGGTAATCCGTCTGGACTATGAACTGGAACAGTAACCATGTTCATGTTTTTTGAATACCCTAAATCAAAGTATTCTATTCCGTCTTGATTTATTCCTCTAGACTTAAAATACTGTTTACCTTCTTGAGTAGAAATAAGTTCTGCATGAAGTTTATTTAGAGTGTCTGATGAGAACTCTTCAAACACTGGCTTATCGTCTAAGACCTCTGACATAACTTCATCGAAGTCATTTAAAGACTCTGTTTCTTTTGAAGATATGTATCTCAGTGCTTGAAAGTCATTTTTGTCCAACACCTTTTTAATTAATTCAATTAAGGTGCCAGCCTCTCCACATGCTGGATTAAAACAAATGAACGCACCGTATTCTTTGCTTATGCTAAATGAAGATGTGTGTCTATTAGAATGGAATGGACAATAGCATAGGAAATCATTACCAGTCTCTCCAACAATCTCTAGGCCAAGCCCTTTGATTATTGCTTTGATATGGCTGGATGAGTAATGCGTGGAATCAGCTTTCCTTGCGACGACCCCTCGTATTGCCATGCTTTCCTCTTTCCTATATAAAACCCATACATAGACATTTGGAATCTCCACTCATCTTGTTGAGCATTGTATTCTACCGTCCAAAATGGATCTATGTCAAGAGCTCTAATGTATCCCATGTCTCTCATTTGGACATCTAGAGTTCTTTCATTTATTTCTCTTATTGATCCCGCCAAAGAATCGTCTAAGAACTGGCCTTCCATTCCAAACTTTTTAATTTTTCGATGCATCATTTTGGAAAGGATTTTCGTAAATCTCTTTGACGATACCCCTGTTGATATCCCAATCTAAGAACACATTGAACTCATGTCCATGTCGATTCTTACGACTAACCACTTCAATCATATTTGTATTTGTATACTTATGAATAGCGATAGCCATGTCAGCATCATACTCAATAGCCTTAGACCATGCTACTTGAGATAACATTGGTGGTGCATCTTGGTCTGTGATATCATCCATGGTTGCAGCAGTAATGTCGATTACTGGAATATTATTACTCATAGCAAGCATCTTGAACTCACGAGAAATATTCATGTTACGCTCTGTAGCACCCATGCTCTTCTTGTTATCAGAGAAAAGCTGGTGATAGTCAAGGATCAGTAGGTCTGGCTTATGCTGATCAATCTTTCCCTGAACTGTTGCAGGTGTTACTTCGCCCATGCCCTCATTAGATACTAAAACAAATCCGTTTTTATTTTCAAATCTTTTCTTTCCCCATGAACGGAAATTATCAATATCGATATCGCCCTTTGAAAAATCTGATGCTCTAAACAAACCTGAACCAAGCATCGTATAGATACGGTCACGCATATTCTCTGGTGACATTTCAAGAGAAACGATCATAGGCTTGAAGCCTTGTTCCCACGCCTTACATGCAAGGTAGGACGTAAACCATGTCTTACCACGACCTGGCCAACCAATTGCAACGATAAGGTGTCCTGGAGCCATTCCCGTAGGATAAGCCTTATCAATTGCTTCAAAGCCTGTAAGGATTCCTGGGGCTCCACCCATAGCATCAGCACGATCTTTAATTGCCATAAGATGACGCTCTGCTGATTCAATATCTGTTACGTCTAAGTCACGAACACTATTTGTAAACTTTGATAGTGTTGCTAACTTGCTTTGCATATCAGATAAAACTCTTGATGCAGCATCTTCTTTTAACGCTGAGCCAGACTGAATAAGTATAGACTTCAGTTTGCTTGAAAGATATTCATTCTTTAGTTTATCTAGATAGTATCCAGTCTCAGCTTTAGTTTCTACTGGCTCAAAATCTTTAAAGCGTTCTACTAAAATACCTGATTCTGGAACAGCTTTAAACTTATAGTAATATGCTTTTAGAGAATCCCAAATATCACGGTGTGAAGTAAAGATCTCATCAACATTGTCTGCAAGCAAAGTAGCAATGTCTTTATTCTTACACACTGCAGAGATTAATTCTGCTTCTGTATTCATTATTCTCCGCCTTCAACTAACTTCTTCGTTGCTTGTAGCAGCAATCGACGATTATTTGCATCCTTTTCTAATTCAGACTTTAGGTAATCTATCTTGTCAAAATTATTTCTCATTTGCCACGCTTTAGCTCTTCTTCTACTTCACGAGTCTTTTCAATAAGCTTGTCTTCAACAAACTTATATACTCTTTCTGTAGCGGAATCTACATTCTCCCCTTGACGAACCGTATCCTCTACTCCAATATTAATCTTAATAGATTCATAGTTCCCAAGATTACGTGTAAACGATAAGTCTACCTTTACTTTAGTTTCCATTACTCCGCCTTCCATACTGGGACAAACTTGCCCTCTTCTGTCTTAGTATACAATATCATGTTGTGTTTGAGAAGAGCCTGTAGCTCTGCTCTAGATGGTAGGTTACTAGAATATCCAGCCTCTACTATAAATTCATGAAGATCAAGTATGTCTGACTCGCTAAGCATAAATTTATACCATGTGCTTTCTGGGTTTCCAATCGGATATACCCTTTGCGGAACCTTAATTTTACCTTCAAGGATGTAGTCCTCTATCGTAACCTTATGTCTTCCTAACAATAAGCCAGCATCTTTTACAGAGTATGCATTCTCCATATTCTTTTTTACCTGAGAATACGAATACATTACTCTTTTCTTATCTGGATAACACCACGCAATTAATTCGTCTTTTGATCTAGACTGCTTTAATATCTTGTGGATTTTACCATTTAAGAAGAAATAGAAAAGCTTTTTTGATGGTCTGTTTCTCTTTGCTCCAGCCATTTACCCAACGCATTCGTTTCTTTATTTAGCATCCATCGTTTTCCGCACATTACGCAAAACAACTCCATGTGTAACTTTTGAGAAAATACTCTATCGATGAATACTCTTCCATTGCATCTGCCGCATTTCATCATATTGAAAAATTCTTTCCGTCCACGACGCAGGAATAATCTGGGGCAACGTGGATCATTTGAATATGAGGATAGTCATTAACAATATGCGCCACTGCAAAGCCCTTTTGCCAATCATGATGCTGACTATATTTCATTCCATCACTCTTTTCATCACACATATGTCCAATCTCATATCCACGAAGGGTTTCACCTTCGCCATTATTTCTTAGTTCATACGTTACCATATGCGAAGCAATTCTGTGTGAATGTCCACGGATTAAAGATATCTGTAAGTCTTCCATATCTTTTCTTACTGCTCCGCCTGCAGCAACTGAAAGCCCGTGGTGGACGTGAATATCTCCGAATCGGCGCTTAGGCAATTCATTGTAATAGATATACTCATAACCTAATGAGTCCAAACTCCATAAAGATTCTGGCGTTACCTCTTTAATATATTCTGGCAACTTAGCATCCACATAATTAAATACTCTAATGTCGTGATTACCTAATGCAGAAAATAATTGAGCATCTGGAAGCATCTCTCTTGTCTTTGCATAAAAATCTCTTGCGCCTTTGGCTTCATGGCGCATCATTGGAACAATAAGATCTCCGCTTTCAGTCTTATGATAATTTAAAAACTCTGCAGATCTTCCCTCTGTATACTTGCTGTAGCAAGCCTGGTCATCGGTGTCTCCTAAATAATCTACTACATCTGGCTTAAACCATTTCATAACTTTAAACCAAAGCTCGATCATCTTATCATCTTGATATGGGAATTGCTGATCTGAAGATAGCATCCATTTTAAATCATTACTCATTATTCACCTTAATATTAAAAAAGTCACGATTACGTGACTTTGATGTTACAGTTTATTGTAACATATGTTAGGGGGTTGTCAATAGGTTAAGCTATTTCCTTCTTTTGCAAGGCAATCCATTCGACACGGACATCTGTTCTAGCCTTACTAGAAATTAAACATATTTCTGGTTTCCCTGTAAGATTAATTACAGATACTGAAATTTGTTCTCCATCAGATATATTACTTCTTACTCCCGCCACAACATAAGGAGTGGATGTAAACATTGTTCCTGGGTCAAACTGAAGCTTAGCTACCTTGTTTGCCTCTAGCTTTGGAAATACTAAAAATCCATTATTCATTACTGGGACATATGCAACTGTTTGATTTCCGACTGTAGCATTATATAGGGTGCTTGAGGTCTGGTATGTATTAGCAATATTAGTTTGTAGTTTATTTAATTGATTAGGATCTAGTGGTTCTCCCTCATTAAATACAACTGTCTCAAACGGATTAATTGGCATTATAAACTCTCTCCTATGTCGTGCATATTTGCTTCCGCCTCGCTTACCTCAACAACCTTTGATCTGTCTAGACCATATTTTATAAAGGTATCTGGATCCACAATATGTCTTTTTTTATTCTGTGATATCAAATACAGTTTACCATCTGCAATGTTTTTAATCAAGGTGCCGTCTCTAAATCCAAGCTTGCCTGCAAGCTTTATATTTATAAGGGAGCCTTCTGTAGCATTTACTGTAGTAAAGGCCCATGACTCTGCTGCTCTTTCAGATATAAGCCTGAACCTTTTATTATCCTTAATCCAATAGATAGCCTTATC